ATACAATTCAGAGAATCCGGTGTGGGAACGTGATATTACCAGGTCTGACAACAACATCTGGACATATGGTGAATGGTACAGAAGTACATTATCAAAATCCATATCAGAAAAAATATACGCTGCTCAGAAGGTGTTATGGTCTGGTGGTTACTATATGACAGCCGGACACACAATTAAATTGTCAGAAAAAATCAGCGAACAGTATCAAGGTATCGTTTTAGTCTTCAGCGCAATTACAGATGGAACTGTAGGTGATTACTGGTGGCATCATTTTTTCGTTCCAAAATACATTGTCGCTGATAGTCCTGGATCAGGTCACTGTTTTACAATGTCAGCTGGTAATTTCTCATTAGTAGCAATGAAGTATTTATTGATCAAAGATGCAGAAATCACCGGACACGATAATAATAATCTGACAGGTACAGCGAGCGGTATTACATTCACCAACGGAAGATTTGTTTTGAGGTACGTTTTAGGCGTATAGGAAGGAGTTATTGAGATGAACAGTGAGATATTAATTGCTATTGTCAGTTTTGCTGGAACAGTTGTTGGTTCATTTGGTGGTATGAAACTTATGTCATACCGAATTGAACAGCTGGAGAAAAAAGTTGATAAGCATAATCATTTTGCTGAAAGAATGCCTGTAGTTGAAGAACAGTTGAAAGTGGTCAATCACAGAATAGAGGACCTCGAAAGGAGTAGACCATAATGAACATGAAGAAATGGATAAAAGCAGCTGGAATAAGAGCAATAAAAACAATAGCACAAACAGCACTTGCAAGCATAGGAACGTCAGCGGTAATCAGTCAGGTTGACTGGAAAGTGGTTATATCAGCATCAGTGTTAGCTGGTATTCTGTCATTACTAACTTCAATCACTGGTTTACCGGAAATCAAGGAAGGTGATTAATATGAATATTATACAGTCATTGTGTACAAATCATCCCTGTTATCAGATTGGTAAGAAGATAACACCAAAAGGTTTAATGTTGCATTCTGTAGGATGTAATCAACCATCAGCGATGGTATTTGTAAACACATGGAACAGAACAAATGCACCTGAAGTACTTTCACATGGAGTTATTGACGGTAATACAGGTGATGTACATCAGACACTTCCCTGGACCTTCAGGGGCTGGCATGGTGGCGGTTCAAGTAATGATACCCATATAGGTATTGAGATGTGTGAACCGGGCTGTATACAGTACACCAGTGGTGCTAATTTCACATGCAGCGATTATACAACAGCCCGGAGAATTGCAACAACTACATACAAATCAGCAGTAACATTATTCACTTACCTGTGTAAACATTATAATCTGAATCCAATGACTGATATAGTCAGTCATTCTGAAGGTTATAAGAAAGGTATTGCATCCGGTCACGCTGATCCAGAACATCTGTGGAAAGGTTTAGGTCTACCATACACAATGGACACCTTCAGGAAGGCGGTCAGAGATGCTATGAATACAAATACCAATACAAGCGGTGATACACTTTACAGGGTTCAGGTCGGAGCGTTTAAGAACAAAGCAAACGCTGAAGCAATGTTGAAGAAACTGAAAGCAGCTGGTTATTCAGACGCATTTATCACAACAACCAATTCTAAAAAAGAAACAGTTGAGCCAGTGAAAAAGTCTGTTACAGAGATTGCAAAAGAAGTCATTGACGGAAAATGGGGTAACGGTGAAGCAAGAAAAAAATTACTTCAGGAAGCCGGATATGATTATAATGCAGTACAAGCAATTGTAAACAAATTAATGTAAAAATAAGGGTTCGGTGGTTTCCCCCACTGAACCCTTATTTTTTTTGATGATATTACCAACACATTCAAGATGCATTCAACTTTCATTCAAGATGAAAAACACATCTTGAATGCACTCAAACAACGTAAAATTGAGGTTTGTTAAACCTTCATTCAAGATATTCAAGATAAAACACTATTTTTTATTATTTTTAGAAAAAAACAAAAATACATAGTAATAAAAATATATTATATAAGAATATATAGATTTATCTTGAATGTCTTGAATGAGAATGTCACAAAGCACGTAAAATAGGGAAAAGAAAGCATTCAAGATAAAAATCTATCTTGAATGCATCTTGGATGTTTTTATCTATTCAATCGTTCGTACAGCTGTTCTTTGGTGATTATATCTTTACAGTATAGTTCAAGTAACACTTCAACATAAACGGTCTTCTTTTCCAGGTATTCTTCTTCAGTAATATAACCTTTTAATAACGCTTTTTCAAGTCTTCCCAACATATTCACATGATCAGTCCCTTTAATAGTTTTATCATAGTGCTAACTTACTATTGCCGTTCGGCAATAGTAAGTTAGCACTACAACAAAGGTCAAAAAAAATTGACCTTTGTTATTTCTTTTGTGTCAGTGGTCCAGTTGATTTCGATGGAACGAATGAAGGAACGCCAGAATGAACGTTTATGAGCATCGTCAAGTTTGTTATATATCGTTTTCCAGCCGTCATGAAGAATAACTTCAATTTTGCTGAAGTCCTTAACGGCAACTTCATTTTGTTCTGATTCAGCAATTTCAAGTTTTTCCATCAATTCAGCATAGTCTTTTTCGTATTGTTCGACTTTACGGATCTTCCCTGTTTGCCAGCTGTAATTTAAGCGGTCAATCTGTTCATTGATTTCTTCAATGTTATATTTCGATAACTTCACTGATTCAGTGTCAGTGATTTCAGCTGACTTGACTTTTGCTTCATTGAGATATTTTTCAATGTTATTGAGTAACATTTTTTCAATCACGTTCTGACTGACAACCTTACTGAAGTCACAGTTATGGTTAAGTCTATATTCAGGACAGCGGTATTTTTTATATACATATCTTTGACCAGTGCTTTTGGCGCAAGGATGCATACCACCAGCTAATCTTTTACCACAATGCGGACAGCGGATCAAGCCTGAAAAAAGATAATCTCTGTTTGCGGTATTGTCTTTGATATTCCGTGTTCCTATATTCTGAATCTTGTCAAATGTTTCTTTGTCCATATACGCTTCACAATAGCTTGTATTGCCCCTGTAAGCACCGTAAAGCATGGTGTTTCTGAATAATTTGTGAAGGGAGTTATAAGGCATGGTAATATGATGTTTGATGTTCAAATACAACAATGTTTTTCTTACGCTTTGATGTTTTAGGTAATGGTCAATTATATCATAAAGAACATCCTCTGTTTCTGGATCACGAATGATTTTCTTTTTCCCTGTTGTAGTGTCAACATTAATCTTGAATCCAAAAGGCATTGAACCTGTTAGTGGTTGACCTGTTGACAGCTTATATTCATTAACTATGTTTATTCGTTCGCCTGTCTGATCCGCTTCCATTTCTGCTATTGTTAGCTTCATATTGACGAGCATTCTACCATTTGCCGTTGTGAGATCATAGTCTTCTTCAGTGGTTGACCACACGACTGGTGCAATACGTTTCATGCATTCATGATATTCAGCAACTGACCTGAAGAATCGATCCAGTTTAATAAAAATAATTCTGTCAAAATTACCTTTTTCAGCATCCTGAATCATCCTTTGAAGTTCAGGACGTTTTTTTATCAACTTCCTTCCTGATACACCTTCATCAACATACCATTCAACTATACGCATGTGGTTTTTTTCAGCGTATTCAGTCAGTTTTGCTTTTTGTGCATCCAGGGATATTCCGTGAAGTTTTTGTTCCTGTGTCGATACCCTGACATATGCAGCAACCCTTTCAATTTTCATCGTTGTTGGATTCTGTGTGTATTTATCTGTGATTTTTTCAATATTATATTCCATATTTATTCCCCCTTTTTGTTTTCACTTAGTCGTTTTCAATGATGGAATTTATCATTTTCAATGTTATTTCTACCTTACTTTCAGGGATTGAATTTATTAATTCAATAAGTTTTTGACGGTTTTCAGAAACCGTCATTTTGGTATTATCAGTGATCAATTCAGCTAGTCTGATCCCCAAAACTTCAGATATTTTCTGGAGCGTACTTCTCTTTATGTTTACCACACGGCCGTTCTCATATTTTGCTACAGCTGATTTTTGAAGTCCGAGCAGTTCACCAAGTTGTTCCTGTGTTAGTCCTTTTGCGATTCTTGCAGTTTTTATTTTTTCACCAACATTCACAAGCGTTTCACCCCCTTTCGTATGTTGTGTAATTTTGCATAAAATAACATTACTGTTTTGTGATTTTTTTAAAATTAAAATATTCGACTTTTTTTCGTGCTTTTTCGTCATATAATCGGAGTAAAATAAAAGTGTAAACAATTACCATTGTTCTGACAATTAGAAAATGTTATATTTTTGTCAGAATTACAAGGATTATGAAAGGGTTTGACTTATGAAAAATCAGTATATTACACAAATTATTGAACTTATCCGAAAATGTGACGATATAGCACTTTTAGATTTAATACTGAAAATCCTACAGAAAAGCCTTTAACATTTGTTTAACACCTTGAATTTTCTTCACGTCAAGATCATTCAATGTTTTTACAAGTTCTAAAAATTCTTCATCTGACCTTAATCTTACAACGATATCAGTTATGGTATCGTTATTTTTTTGTACTTTTTCCCACCCCATCAGGTACTGTGGTGTGGTTTGTAAAGCCTGTGCGATTGGTTCTAATACATCAAGGGGTAAGTTTTCAATTTCCCCATTTTCGTATCTGAAAACAGTGGAGCGGTTTTTACCAAGTAAGTTTGCAAGTTCTTCCCCACTCATTTTTAGTTCTTTTCTTCTCTGTTTTATCCTTTGACCTATGTTCACTTAATCACCACCTTCCTATTTATTATATATTATTAATCGCATATTTGCAACTTTTAAATATGAATAAACTGTAAATTTTCGCACGACAAGCGAAAATGTATTGACTTTTAAAAATTATATCGCTATAATTAAATTGTTGCTTGACACGCAACACCCGACACGTTGCAGTACTCTTTGAATGAGAGGAAATCCCAGCAGTTCAAAGAATATGAGAATGTAGTAAGATAGGAAGGAGTGTAGTTGTGAACGTAAATAAGTTAAAGGGTAAGATCGTTGAAAAAGGCATGAATGTTGAAACCTTAGCGAAGAGTATCAACATTGACCGTTCATCGCTTTACAGAAAACTGAATGATCCTAAAAAGATCACCATCAGTGAAGCGATGAGAATTAAAAGCACTCTTGATATTACGGATGAAGAAGCTATTCAAATTTTTTTTACCTGATGTGTTGCGTGACACGCAACAAGCGGAAAGGAACATGTGATGGAAAATAAGATACCAAGTGGAGCAGATTTACTGAGAACGCTGATTGAATTATTAGCTGATCAGGAAGGTGTGAAAATCACCTGTGAGGTGGAATGATGAAACACGGAAAGAAGCCCACCAGGGAACAAAGAAAGTTCCTGAGAGAAAACAGGTTGAAGTGTGAAGATTGGTTTGTTGTCAAAGACACACCAACAGAGATGGTCTTGATTCACAGATTCAGCGATAAGACCACCAGAACAATTCCAAAATCAAAAGAGGTGTACTGATGAAAGATTACATAGCAGTCAGTTTTTCAGGCGGTAAAGATTCTACAGCAATGTTACTGAGAATGATAGAACTGGGTGAACATATTGATGAGGTTATTTGCTGTGACACTACAAAAGAATTTCCGGCAATGTACAGACACATCGAGAAAGTCAAAAAGGTTGTTGAGGATGCTGGAATCAAGTTCACAATGTTAAAGTGTGAGAAATCGTTTGATTATCTGATGTTTGAACATGTACCAAGAAGAAAAAATCCAGAATTATCAGGGTTAGTTGGTTATTCATGGCCAGGTAGTCGATCACGTTGGTGTACTAGGTCACTTAAAGTTGATGTAATAGATCGTTATTTTAGACTTTTAAATCAAACTCATAATGTCATACAGGTTAAAGGTCTTGCAGCGGATGAAGAATACAGACTGGAACGAAAAAACAACAAACAAACAAACAAACCATCGACATCCTTTGGTGGAATGGGGCTGGACTGAAGCCGATTGTCTGAAATACTGTTATGAACATGGTTATGATTGGGAAGGTCTATATGAAATGTTCAACAGAGTATCATGTTGGTGCTGTCCGTTACAACCACTTGAAGGGTTAAGAAAACTGAGAAAGAATTTTCCTGAGTTGTGGGAAGAACTGAAGGATATGGATAAGAGAACATGGAGAAAGTTTCGTGCTGATTGTTCTGTAGAACAGCTTGATGAACGTTTTGCATTTGAAGAAGAACGAATCAAAGAAGGTTTATCAATCACCAACAGGGACTTTCACACAAAATTAAAAGAGAGGTGGAATGATGCAACTATACGAACATCAGATTAAAGCACTACAGGAAACAGAGAACTGTGAAAATGTCGCTTACTACCTTGATATGGGTTTAGGTAAAACATTTGTTGGTAGTGAAAAAATGATGCAGTACAGAAACAATGTGAATTTAATTATCTGTCAGAAGTCAAAGGTCAATGACTGGGTGAATCATTTCAGAATGAATTATCAACAATGTTGTGTACCAATGAATATCTTTGACTTGACAAAAAAGAAGGAACTTGATTATTTCTTTCAGGCTATTCAGATGGACACACACAATGTAGCAGTCATCAATTATGAACTTGCATGGAGAAGAAAGGACCTTTTGAAACTGAAGGACTTCACACTGATGTTAGATGAAAGTTCACTGATTCAGAATAAGTCAGCAAAACAAACCAAGTTTATTCTGTCATTAAAACCAAGAAACGTGATTCTGCTATCTGGTACACCTACCAGTGGGAAGTATGAGAACCTGTGGACACAAGCACATCTGTTAGGTTGGAATATTTCTGAAGACCTATACAACAAACAGTATGTGAACTGGAAAATAGTTGAATCCGATGGGTTTTTTCACAAGATTGTTGATATGGATGATCCATACAAGAATGTTGAGAGGTTGAAACAGAAGTTGAGAAACTATGGTGCTGTATTTATGAAGACTGAGGAAGTCTTCAGCTTACCGGAACAAACATTCACAACTATACACTGCAAAACCACAAAGGAATACAGGAAGTTTGTCAAGTCTGGATATGTACAGCTAAAGGACGGCACTGAGTTAATCGGTGATCAGATTTTTAAACAAAGACTTTATTCCAGACAGTTATGTGGTATGTACAATCAGGACAAGCTGGATGCCTTCAGGGAACTGATTCAGTCCACAAATGATAGAGTTATAGTTTTCTACAACTTCACTGCTGAACTGGTGGAATTGGAAGCTATTCTGAATGACCTGGGAAGACCATTCAGTTTAATCACTGGATCTTGTAAACGGTTGGATGAATATGAACAGTGTGATGATTCCGTCACCTTGATTCAGTATCAGGCTGGGGCGATGGGTTTAAATCTCCAGAAAGCAAATAAGATGATATATTTCACATTACCGGAGCGGTCAGAGTTGTTTGAACAGAGTAAAGCACGTATTCACAGAATAGGTCAGAACAGACCATGTTTCTACTGGATATTGCAGTGTGATAATTCTGTAGAAGAACAGATATATGACACACTTCAAATGAGAAAAGATTTCACAGATGATTTATTCAGTAGTGAGGTGATGAAATAAATGTGGTCAGTGATATTACTGTTGGATCTGTTTGTATGTCTTCTTTTAAGTTTTGCCGATTGTCTTGATTTGATGACAATGAGAGTATCACATTTTGCAATGATTATTATTGTTGCGATTATGAGCATGTCTAAAATCGGAGAAAGTAACAGGAAAGGTAAAAGGTAAGAGTTATGATATGTAAACAAGCATTAGGATCAGATTGTTATAAGTGTTGTCGCTATTGCGATAAAAAACACAACTGTGATGACGCATGTGATATATGTGACGGTACAGATATATGTGAAGACATGATCAATGAATCAGAAATGACTGAACTTCAGGTTATGCAGTCAGCTATACCGGATGCACTGGAAGAAATCACATCAATCACAATCGAAAAGAAGAAGTTAGAAGAAAAAGAAAAGATGATGCGTGAAAAGTTACTTGCAGCGATGGAGAAAAACAACATCAAGAAGTTTGAGAATGAGTTTGTATCATTCACATACATTGCACCAACTACCAGGAATTCAGTTGATTCAAAGAAACTGAAGGAAAAACACCCTGATATTTATGATGAATGTCTGAAGACATCAAAGGTTAGTGCATCAGTTAAGATTGCGGTGAAATAACATGCCAGCTGAAAAAAACTTTGAACATAAAATTACTGATTTTCTCGAATCACATGGTATCTATGCCCTGGGTACACCAAAACAGAAAATGACTATGAAACCAGTGGGTTATTACTGTAAACGCTGGGGCGGTGGCAAATACATAAAGGCTGGTTTACCAGATTACCAGATTGTTATACATGGTATCTGCATTGAAGTTGAAGTAAAAGCACCAAGAGGACGTGTGAGCGAACTACAGCAACAGAAACTGGATCAGATTAATCACGCTGGTTGTTATGGTTTGGTGTTATATCCGAAAGACTTTGAGAAATTTAAAAAGTTTATATATGAGGTGGTGACGATATGCCCGAAGAACATTCCAGATTTGGTTATTCCGCTGTAAGCTGTTTTGAACAGTGTCCATACAGGTATCAGTTGACCTATCTTGACGAGTTAAAGACAATACCGTCAGCTGATCCAACTGATGCGCTGATACTGGGAACAGCGATGCACACTGGTATTGAAAAGGATATTCAGACGGCTGTGAATGAATATATTATGTCTTATCCTGTGATTACCGATGAAATAATTAATGAAACAATCAAGATTGAATATCTCTTACCGATAGTTAAGAAGATGTTACCTGAAGGTGCACATGAACTTCAGATTAAGGATAAAAATTTCATAGGTACTATGGACTTGATTGTACCTGCACATCTTACTATGGAAGAAAAAGATGACATCTGCTGGGAATGTGGAAAAGAATGCAATGAAGAATGTAGTGGTCGTTGTAGATATGGTAAATATAAAGGTTTTTATGACCTGTATGATTTCAAATACAGCAACAACTGGATCAGATATCAGGATTCAAGGCAGTTGCATATTTACAAGTATTATTTTGAAAAAACACATCCGGGAAAACGAATCAGAAGTATGTATTTTGTGATGATTCCGAAAGTACAAATCAGACAGAAGAAAACTGAAGACATATTTCAATTCAGAATGCGATTGGTTAAAGAATTGGATAAGGTCAAGGATGAAGTGAAAATTTATCCAATAACCTATGATTCTACAAAGGTGATAGAGCATCTGGAAATTTGTCAGAACATTCTGACAACAACTACATTTGAAAAACACCCTACCAAACTTTGTGGTTGGTGTGAATATAAAAAATTTTGTGAAGAAAAGGATGGTATTGATATGTTACCAAGTATTGAGAGAGTTCAGACGAACATGAGTGAAAACAAGAAGATATGGATCTATGGAGCACCGTTCAGCGGTAAGACCACAGTGTGTGATGATGCACCAACACCATTGAACCTTAACACGGATGGAAATGTGAAGGGTGTCACAATGGCAAGATTACCGATTAAGAACACAGTGATTGGTAGACAGATAAAACCAGCATGGGAAGTATTCAAGGATGCTATTGATGACCTTGAAAAGGGTTCAGACTTTGAAACAGTTGTGGTTGACCTTCTTGAAGATACATATGAATCATGCAGATTGTACATGTATGAGCAGTTGGGAATATCTCATGAATCAGATGACAGCTTCAGAGCATGGGACAAGGTTAGAACAGAGTTTTTGTCAACTATTAAGCGCCTGATGAATTTACCATACAACATTGTTCTCATTTCTCATGAAGACACATCAAAGGATATCACAAAGAAGTCAGGTGATAAGATTACAGCAATTAAGCCTAACATTCAGGATAAGATTGCAAACAAAATCGCTGGCATGGTTGATGTTGTGTGTCGTGTAGTAGTTGACGAACGTGATGAACGTCACCTGTCATTCAAGACTGACGGTGTACAGTTCGGTGGTGGACGTTTGAAGGGCATTACAACAAACCAGATACCCTTATCATGGGATGCCGTTGAAGAGTTTTACAAGTCCCTGGACGGAGAAAAACCAAAGAGAAGAACAGCTGGACCTGAAGTGGTCGATGATACAGCAAAACCTGAAAGTGAACCTGAAACAGTTGAAACAGCAAAGGTTGATGAACCACCTTTTGAACCGGATGAACCTGAAACAACAGAAACACCGAGAAGAAGAGCAAGAAGAACTGAAACAGCTGAACCTGAACCGACAGAAACACCTGAGGTTGAAGAACAGCCGAAAAGAAGAGTTAGAAGAACAAGGGGGTAAACATAATGAAAATAACAAAGGGTCATGAGAAATTGACACGAATCAAAAACGGTGACTATGTGCTTGAAGGTGATCTGATTTCCACAGAAAACATCGAAATTGAACTTGATGACAGACTGGTTGTCATGGGTTCAATCAAAACTGAAAAGTCAATCATTGTTCAAAGGACATTGATTGCTGGTTGTGGTATCGAAGCTGGCTGGAATATCAAGGCTGGTGATGGTATCGAAGCTGGTTGGAATATCAAGGCTGGTTGTGGTATCGAAGCTGGCTGGAATATCAAGGCTGGTTGTGGTATCGAAGCTGGCTGGAATATCAAGGCTGGTGATGGTATCGAAGCTGGTTGTGGTATCAAGGCTGGTGATGGTATCGAAGCTGGTGATGGTATCGAAGCTGGCTGGAATATCAAGGCTGGTTGTGGTATCGAAGCTGGTTG